ATCCCAAATATCCTCACCATTAAAATGACGTTCAGCATATTCATGTACAAGAGTTCCACGATCTGTAGCTTCTTTTGATACTCGCGCGGCTTCTTCTTCACCGACTTTATCAATCCAACGCTGTAACCAAGTATTGTCAGCAGTTTTACCTAAAATAGTTGTAATTGAAGGGTAAGCTCCATCAGGAGTATAGTAAGTCCTACCAGTTTTTAAAGTTTGAGTTTCAACTTCAGTAATGTAATCGAATTTCATCTAAATCTTCTTTTTTATTTACCATAGGCAGTCCTTTAGCATTTAAACTAGTATTAATTAGTATAGGAAAACCATATTGACGAGTAATTTCTAAGACTTTATATAAATAAGGTTGTGACCCGTCAATGTATTGTAATCTTGCAGAATTATCATGAGTTTTAAAATTAGATTCTTCTTTTATTTCAGATGTGAACAACATATTAGTACAAGGACGAACAACCTCAAAAAAGTTGTCAGCCTCTTTGTCTTGAACAATAGGGGCATAAGGTCTCCAAGTATCCTCTTTTCTACCTTTTATCATATTTAATCTATCTATAGTATCATTTATGGGTGCACATAGCAAAGTACGATTTCCTAAAGCACGAGGACCAAACTCGGCTCGTCCATTAATAATTGGAATTATGTCACCTTTAATGATTCTTTCAGCAGCCTCCTCTGGAGTGACTGAGTGGTAGTCTTCATAACCAAGAAACGGTCCTTGCCATAAAGGTCTTTCGATTAATGCTGCCGCACCCAAAGCAGCACCTGCATCACCTGCAGCTGGTTGTATCTCAATATTATCCCAAGCAGAATATCTTGCTAAATAACCGTTAGTGACACAATTTAAAGCACAACCACCAGCATAAGCTAAATTTGTTTTTCCCGACTCTCTGTACAACCAATCTGATAAATTAAATACAATCTCTGTAAAAACGTGCTGTACAGAAGCAGCTATGTCCCAATCTAATACCCCAAATCCGACACCTCGCTCTAAGTTGTGAATAAGAGTATAGTTTCCATCTTCAGTATAAATTATCTTATCTTTTATAGTGTTAGCCCATTTAGGAGAGCCGTATCCAGCAGCAGCCATAACTTGGGACTCCCCAGATAAAGCATCAAATCCAAGCAAACGAGTAGCGCTACTATAAAAAAGACCAAGAGAGTTCGGATAACGAAACCGCTTAATCCATTCGATTTTGCCATTTTCATATACTCCAAGTGATGTAGAAAATTTACCGCCTACGGTATCGATCACCATCACAGCACAATCTGTCCAGTCAGTCATCAATACCGAACTCATAGCATGAGCTTCATGATGATCGACCAGCACAGGTTGTGCTTTGGTAATATATCTTATATCAGATTTAAATTGTGAGTAAGTAGATTCTTCATAAAATGCAGCAAACTCCCAATCTTCATATGTATCTCTAAGCCATTCCACAGTATTTTTTGGAAATGACTTATCATATTTTATACGAGAAAAACGCTCTTCATGAGCAGCTGCTTGAATATAACCATCTTTTAAAGATGCTGCTGCACTATCGTGATGGTAAGAGCTTACGCCTAGTATTTTCATCAAAGTACCTATTAAATATACGTGTTAAATCTTTTTTAGTTTTACCTAAATAATCTGGTGTGTTTATAAAATCTACAAATGCCCAACGGCGATTATCAACAACAGGCTGAATACGATGAACCATAAAGCATGGAAACAACACCGTTTTACCAGGCTCGGGGAATATCCTAACGAGTATCTCTTTCGGTTCTGGAGCAGAAAAGTCAGTCTGCTCGACTCTTTCACCTTTGGGGTTCCACGATCCAATTTCAAAAGGTTTACCTCCTGTTAAATAAATCATATGAGTCCAGTAACGCCCAGGACGAGAAGTAGTTAATCTTCGTTCTGCAAAATCAAGGTTATCAAAATGCCATTCATAGCCTTCACCAGGTTTCAAAAGAATAGCTACTTTACCTGCGACGTCACACCTCCATTGATGACCGTGTAAGGTGTAATTCTTTTCACAGTGTTCAACAATTTTATGTGCTTTTTTAGCTATCGAGTCAGAAAATCCGATTTCAACTGCGTCTCTCCAGCGAGGGTCAATGTAATCCCCCATCTATCATATACCTCCGATGCTAATAATGGAGCAAGTTTATTATGGCCACGTTGATTCATATGCCCTGCATAACCTAAGTTGCCGTCTCGTTTAGCAAAGTCTCGTAAATAAAAATCCCAAACACAAGGATGCCCAGTGAACCAAATATGCTCTAAGGTATTAGGTCTGTAAATAGGAATCATAAGCATGTTATCAAAATTACAATCTGCTAAAACTGCTTTGATGGATAACGCTGCTATTCTATTATACCACGGCATCTTAGTAAGTTTTTTAAACCAAAGATCTCTTACTAAATCTCCATAGGTATCTAAATGTCCCCACTGATAGGGTAATAAGTATTTTCCTGTGCCTTCAGGATCTGAACGATGATGATGACCAATTAACCAAATAACTTTAAATCTGCTTGTCAAAGCTTTATCAATGATGTATTCTGCTTGTGCATCTAAAGTAATTCCAGGAATTTCCCATCGTCTTTTAAGACCGAGAATATCAAAAACTGGAACAGGTGCTTCATCGCAAGAGGCAGACCATGAATTACCTACAACAAAAATTTCATCGCTCATGTTAATCATTTCCTGTGGAGACAGTTATACTGAAGGTGAAGGTTTAACAGACAAACAACAAGCTTATCCGTATTTATTAAGTAACAAATTAAAAAGTGACTTAATAAATTTAGCTCAAAGCGGAGCATCTGAATACCTTATTACAGCACAAGTTGAAGAAGCAGTCAAGAAAAAACCTAATTTGATTCTGATAGGACATACAAGCGAATGGAGATGGCAAGTATGGGATGTTAGGAAAAATCATTGGCAAGGGTTTCTTGTAGCAAACCATGTCATCAGAAATGAAAAGTATTATAGAAACTGGGTTTTTTCAGAACAAATTTTAGATAATAACAGAAAAAACGATAAGAGGCATAGAGCTGCTTGGCACGCTGCTGGAATGTTATATTTTTCTGAGCAAGACTTAGTTCATAGACTCTGGAGCGGAGCAGTTGCTAAACAAATACTATTATGTCAACGCGCAGGTATTCCTGTTATTCATCATTGTTGTTTTCCACACCTTCAACCTCTACTTTCTGAATTAACTGAAGATTATGTGGAGTATCATTTAGATCTTCAAAAACATAAAGACCCTGCACCAGATTACTCTCATGCAGGGGTAAAAAGTCATGTAGAATTAGCTGAATTAATTAGGAGCAAGCATCAACAAACTCTTTAATTTCTTCCCATTTATCCTCTTCTTCAGAAAGATTCTGTTTGCGTACAATAGTAGCTACTTTAGTGATGGTGGCTACAGGGATTCCATATTCTTCTTTAATGTCTTTTTTCAAAGACGCCATCTGTTCACGTATTGCTTCAGCTTGAATCATTAAATCTACAATACGAGAAATTTCTTGTTTCATTTCAGCTTTAAGTGCTGGTTCCATTTGTTCCCTCTATAACTTTAAATGTTGATCTTACTTTAGTTGGTATTTTTCTTATATATTTTTTATCTTGAAGTTCTTCTAATACCTCTTGAAAAAGTTTATAAGATTGTTCAGCAGTATTTTGTATATTAACCTTAGCAACATTATTAATCACAAGTTTTTGATTAAGTATGTTCAACGCAGTTACAAGATTAGCTGAACCAATTATTCGAGTACCCTCGAAATCTCCTTCTGTACGCATCTGAACTAATTCATAAAGATCGTTTTCCCAGATTGATCCTTCTTCTTCATCAAACACTTCAATCGGCATACCTTTTAAAATATTCCAGACAATACGACAGGCATCGTCTTGTTTCATCTTTGGCTCCCTTCGGTCGCAAGACACACGCTTCGCGTGAACTTATGTTACAACCCAGTCGTCGCGATGTGGGTGCTGATAGAACCAGGCTAGAGCAACTTCTACTGCACGAGACGCATTTCTGGCGTCTATCGCGTCAACAAACTCACGTTTGAAGCGTAGCCAAGGATTGCGTAGGGTTTTGACAGGCTTAAGAACAGCTACGTCACGCTCATTCCAATGAGTGATGCGTTGTGCATAGGCTGCCTCAGCGTTAAGCATATGCGTCATCTCTCCGAGACGAGGCTTCAATACTTCGTATAGTTCTTGATACGCTTCGCGTTTTTCGCTATCGCTCAGTTGTGAGATGCTAATGCGACGTGCATTCCTAACTAAATCACGATATCCATTCTTCGATGTAAGCTTAAAATACATTTTTTATACCTTTATTAATAGCATAGTTTATGGGTGAGTGCAATATGAAATTTCAAAGACTGAAGTCCTCATATAACGGGTCTAGGAATTTTGGCTGGCGTGATTGCTTTCCATCCATCCAAAAAGTTTTTGAATCATACCAGTGACAGCGCATATTAGCACGCCACAGATCGTTGATACGGTGAACTGCATCATCAAAC